CTTGCGTGTGGAAAATGTCAATGATGCCTTGGCTCGTGCCATGGAGTTTGCCATAGATTGGTCAGAGCAAACAGGCAATCCTGCCGAGGACTGCTTGCGTTATGGCAACACCAATGCCATGGTCTATGCTGTGACCACCGGTCGCATCAGTGCCTGGATAGTGTATAATTGTGAAAGCGGACAACGGTTCCTGGGCGAATTAGATGCCAGCCAGATAGCCATGATCTGGTCCTATATAGATAGCGAAGTGTGGATGAAAAAGTTCTCAGACTATGTGGCCGATCAAGAATACGTCAAAGAAATGTTACAGAAAGCAGGTTGGTAATGAGTGCAGACATTGACATAGACTTGGCAGATAGAGATCAACTACTAAAATTAATCAAAGCCACGCCGGCACGTCAACTGCATCAAGGGCAGGTGAGACGTCATAACAGTGGAGTATATGTCACAGATATACCTTGGGATCCTGTGGAGGCCTGTGCGGCCATAGATTATGAAACTGCTGAACAACTGGGCTATTTCAAGATTGATCTTTTAAACATGACGGTGTATAAGTTGATCCAAACGCCGGAACACTATGAACAGATGCTGGCACAAGAACCTTCTTGGACTAGATTATGGACAGATCCTAGCTGGGCCAGTCAACTGGTACACGTGGGCAACTATGGTGACTTACTCAAAAGCATGAAGCCAGATAGCATTCCTAGGATGGCCGCTTTTATTTCAATTATTAGACCCGGCAAAGCACATTTACAGAATCAGCCCTGGGATCGAGTATTTGATTCGGTGTGGAACGGCGACGACAGTCGAGGATTTGTGTTTAAAAAATCGCATGCCGTGAGTTATGCGGCCTTGGTAGCCCTACACATGAACCTGCTTAATCAATCCTGCGTACCAGAGTGATACTTTTGCGTTTGCTTTTTTTGCGGGCCATTTCTGATAAACTACACACAGGCCCATGCAAGACTTCCAGATCTTTGTTGGTAAATGTTCGCAAATAAGGACGGAACAGATCCCACTCACCTTTGAGAAAAATGTTTATGGGTATGCTGCGATTTGATTCCCACCACCACACATTGGCAAGTTCCAGGAATCGTTGTTTTTCTCCTAGTCCTTGTATGCTGCCAAAATCATATATGGTGGTTATGGTATCATCTTGATTTTGTATGATGCCTACATATTCGGTGTTGGCATACACACACAAGGTAATAAATGGGTATTTTTCGGCGAGTTTGGCAAACAAATCGTGATTCATCATTGAAGATATTTATGGTTGGGTATTTTGGTACGTACCAAAACTAGCTAAATACTCTGTATGTATTCCACCCAAGTTTATCTTTATCAACAAGTCACACGAGTATTGTTAATGGATACCGGTGGTGGCGAAACTTTTATCTATAGGTATGATCCTGTGTACGCTAAACGACTGACAATTAACAAGGGTGTAGATAACGTAATACTGTTTGAATTTATCAATCAACAGGAAAAACCAGTGAACATTGCTGGCAGCAGTTTTTTGTTCCGTGTTATCAACACCGAAAGCAATGAACTGTTGTTGCAGAAACCCATGACTATCTTAAATGCGGCCACAGGTCGCGCCAAGGTAGAATTTGACGGTAGCGAACTGTTAGAAGTACTGGCTCAACCTGCCAACTACAGCATACAACGCACACAACCCGGAGGTGGTTATTCGGACGCGGTGTTTGTAGACGCACAAGCCGGTGCCCGGGCACCCATAGACATAGTGGATAGTGTTCTACCACAATATGTTCCCAGCGCACCACTTACAATTCCTACCACGGAACTCAGCAACCAGTTCAGTTACGAAGGGGGCGGATACGAAAACTATGCAGCCAGTCCTTACTGGACTGGCAATCCCAACGGACAAACTTCCTGGAACAGCTGGGTTAACCCACAGTTTTACAGCAGTTTTATTGAACCACGTCAGGCCGTGACCACAGTGCAGATGGATTTAGTGGGCTACACTGGAACCATCAAGGCCCAGGCTGCCGAAAACTATCAAAGTATTTGGTACAATGTCACAGATAGTGTGACCTATTTCAATGAAACCCGGACCATACATTGGAACATAGTGGGATGGTATCCCTTGATAAGATTGGCCTTTGACTCAAGTTTGTTTGCTGTGCCTTATTATCAAAATCAAGTTCCGGCCATAGCAGTAGCCATAGTAGAAGATGGTGTAGTGACCAGTATACAGATGCAAAACAACGGATCTGGCTATGCGGCTCCTCCCAAGGTCAATATCATAGGTAATGGTGCTGGCGCCAGGGCCGAAGCGGTATGGAGTTCGGCCACAGGAGCCGTGACCGGTATCAACGTGATCGATGGCGGCAGTGGATATTGGAGAGTACCCAATGCTACACTCACCACCGGACAGTATCCGGTTAGCCCTCAAAATCAAGGTGCTTTGGTAGTGATCAGCACAGGGTATGTGGAAAATCTTCTGTACCGATAACGATTGATTTTGTCCGGAAATCATGTTACAATAGCAACATGATTGATGTGATCTCTTACTTGCCCGCTAGACGTAAACCCAGTGCTAGTGGCTGGACCAGTTTCAATGCACCCTGTTGTGAGCACATGGGTGAAAGCCGAGATCGCCGCAGTAGGGGCGGCATCAAGACCAGTGATGCGGGCTGGAGTTATCACTGTTTCAACTGTGGCTACACTGCCAGCTTTATCCTGGGACGCAATCTCAGTTTCAAAGCACGCAAGCTCTTGTCATGGTTGCTCGTGCCTGCAGAAGAAATAGAACGCATCAATCTTGAAAGCCTCAAGCATCGCAACATGGAAGGCCTGCTGACTGATCGAGAGCGAACCAGTCGCACCCTACAAGGCATAGAGTTTGAGGAACGTGACTTGCCACCAGCTGCAGAATTGGTCACTACACAACACAGTCCACACTGGCAATATCTGCGTATTAGAGGTGTGCCTGCAGATTATCCTGTGATGACTGTGATAGAAAATGATTCAGTTCATTGGACACGGCCGCAGGTCATTGTACCATTTACCTATGACAATAAAATTGTGGGTTATAGTAGCCGTATGCTGGATGATCGTCAACCCAAGTACATACACGACACACAGCCAGGTTATGTGTTTGGTACAGACTTGCAAGTAGCAGACTGGCGCTATGCCATAGTGGTCGAAGGCGTGTTTGATGCATTGTGTATCGGTGGCCTGGCAGTGTTGCATGCCGAAATTAACGACGCTCAGGTCAGGCTGATCCGTAGCCTAGATAGAGAAGTTATAGTGGTCCCGGATCAAGACGTGGCAGGTATGAAGTTAGTGGATCGTGCAGTAGAATTAGGATGGAGTGTAAGCATGCCTGCATGGCCCGCAGACGTCAAAGATGTCAACGATGCTGTGATTCGTTGGGGTCGCGCGGCAACATTGATAACTATTTTGCAGGCTAGAGAAACTAGTAAAATTAAAATAGAACTAAGGAAGAAACAACTTGTTAAAAGATTACGGACTTGAAGTCCAACGCTTGTTCTTAGAAATGATGTTGCAGGACGCAGAAAGTTATGTGCGTGTGCAGAACATTTACAATCCTGAAAACTTTGATAGAAGTTTGCGACCTGCGGCTGAGTTTATCGCCAAACACAGTGACGATCACAAAACTCTACCCACTACAGAACAGATTGCAGCCAGCACAGGTGTGCGACTCAATCATATTCCAGATCTCAATGACGGACACTTTGAATGGTTCATGGACGAGTTTGAAGGCTTTACTCGCAGACAAGAACTAGAACGTGCGATTTTGAAGTCAGCAGACTTGTTGGAAAAAGGTGAATATGATCCTGTGGAGAAACTGATCAAGGATGCGGTGCAGATCAGCTTGACCAAGGACATGGGCACAGACTACTGGTCAGATCCTAAAGCACGGATCAACAAATACTTCAACTCGGGTGGGCAGGTGTCAACAGGTTGGCCACAGATGGACAAGATCTTGTATGGTGGATTCAGCCGAGGAGAACTCAACATATTTGCAGGTGGATCAGGATCGGGTAAGAGCTTGGTCATGATGAACATAGCCCTGAGTTGGTTGCAGGCTGGACTCAGCGGAGTATACATCAGTTTAGAACTTAGTGAAGAACTGTGTGCTTTGAGAACTGATGCCATGCTGGCCGGAATGAGCACCAAAGAGATCCGCAAGGACATTGATCAAACTGAGCTCAAGGTCAAACTTGTGAGCAAGAAAGCTGGACAGTATAGGATCAAGGCTCTGCCAGCACAGAGCAACATCAATGATATACGAAGCTATATCAAAGAAGTGCAAGTGCAAACAGGATTGAAAGTGGACTTTGTCATGTGTGATTACTTGGACTTGTTGATGCCGGTCAGTGCAAAAGTCAGTCCCAATGACTTGTTTGTCAAAGACAAGTATGTTTCAGAAGAACTGCGTAACTTGGCCAAAGAGCTCAATGTGTTGTTTGTGACAGCAAGTCAGTTGAATCGCAGTGCAGTAGAAGAAATAGAATTCGACCATAGCCATATTTCGGGTGGTATTAGTAAGATCAACACAGCAGACAACGTGTTTGGTATCTTTACTAGTAGAGCCATGCGTGAACGTGGCAAGTATCAAATACAATGTATGAAGTCGCGTAGTAGTACAGGAGTCGGTATGAAGATTGACTTGGACTACAATATTGAAACCATGCGTATTACAGATCCAGGTGAAGAAGCTGGACCAGTCAACGCATTCCGCAAGCCCGACATACTTACTTCAATACGCACACAAAGCCGCACAGTATCTGTTGATACCAATCAACCCAATGATGATCTGGAAGAAAACTCTGGAAAGATCACAGCAGATGTACAAAGTGCCAAACTCAAACAACTACTGGGAAAAATTAAAACTTCCTAACATGTCTGAATATAAAATTTATCCAGGACGACAAATTTTTCCTGTGCAAACTCAAACAGGTTGCATGCTCAAATGGAACTGGAGCAGCTTGATGTTGAATAATGGTACTACATCCAGTTGCCATCGTTGCACTAGATATCCGATTGATCCAGATAATTTTGAAAATTTTCATAATGTTCCAGAGAAAATAGCAGCCAGAAAAAAAATGTTGCAAGGCGAATGGCCAGGGCAAGGATGTGAATACTGCAGAGACATTGAACAGGCCGGCGGGCAAAGTGACAGACTCATGCAATTGGAAAGAATGCACGGACTAGATAAAATCCCCCCAGAACTGCTCGAAGATCCAACAACTACAGAAGTTACTCCAACCACGTTGGAAGTGTGGTTCAACAACACCTGCAACATGACTTGCTTGTATTGCAAGCCTGACTACAGCAGCAAGTGGGCCAATGAAATCAAAAAATTTGGACCAATCAACATAGACAGTTTTTCTATAAACAACAATGTTGTCAAAAATCCTCACTATGAAAAAATGGTAGAACAATTATGGAAATATCTAGAAAACAACAATAGAAGTTCAATAATAAGACATTTTCAAATACTGGGCGGTGAGCCATTGTTGCAAAAAGAATTTGATCAGTGCATTGAGTTTTGGAAGCAACACCCTAATCCCAGTTTGACTATCAATGTGATCACTAATTTAATGATCCCACACCAAGCGTTTGTTGAAAAAATGCAAAAGTTTCAAGACCTTCATGCTGACAATTCCATATTCATGCTACAGCTAACAGCCAGCCTGGATGGGTGGGGAGTAGAAGAAGAACACACAAGATTTGGATTAGATCTTGATTTGTGGGAAAGAAATTTTACATATCTCTTGGACAAATCATGGTGTACACTGGGTATCAATAGCTGTATATCTAGTCTGAGCGTAAAAAATATCGGTGCCTTGGTTGAAAAAATAAACCAATGGAATTTGCTCAGCGAGAATCGAATCGACTGGAGTTTTGAACTGCCCATTGGTCTTGATGATTCGGGGTTGCATCCTGAGGTATTTGGACCTGAATTTTTCAAAAAAGATTTCCAAAAAATCATAGATGCCATGCCGGTGGTTACTGAGGTAGAAAAACAGTCTCAACAACACATGATTGGCTTGGCCAATCGTCTGATCTGCAGCACGTCGCAACCACACAAAATCCAAAATCTACTGAGTTATCTTTCGCAGATTGATCAACGTCGTGACACAGATTGGCGTAAAATTTACACTTGGTTGGATCAATTTCAATTGCAAAATCAAACCTGACCCACTTTATTCGGCATAAAAACTTAATTTTGGCACAATTTCATGACTGTATTCTGTGACAACATGAATGGAATAAAGCAATAAATAAAACAAAAGGTTCTGGTACAAAATGCAAAAAAACACACGTAGTTTACTAGAAGAATTAGATGCTATGTATATCGAGCGCGATCGTCGCCATGTCATAGAGACTCGTGCCAGCAATGTGATTGCCAGTGCTATACGTTTGTTAGAACAAATTGATGAAAGTTATGCGCCAGATCAAGCAGAAAATCTTAAAAGAAAATTGCTGAATGCTATCAATCAACGTGACCCTGCAAAATTTACTCGTAGTGTGAGGCGCACTGATGCAAATACATGAAGTAACTCAGCCTGGCATACTTAAAACCATAGGACAGGACATCAAAGGTGCGGTTACAGCACCTTTCCAAAAAGCTGCCGCAGTGCTGAACACACCCGGAGCCATGACCAATCCGCATGCATATAGCGATGCCATGAACAAGTATCGTGCCGGCCAAGTGGCCAAATTAGAACCCCAAGTGCAGAACATGCTGGCCGCGCAGATTGATCAAAAAACACAACAGCGTGCCAAAGAGTTGGCACAGGATTGGGTCAATTTAGTCAAATCAAAACAACCAAGAGCTCGATTAAAATCTGCTCCAACACCTATCACGCCTACCGGACAGTACGCTACCAAGCCCACGCCTCCTGGCCAGGTCTACGGAAGCAATTATCCTACGCGGTATAACCCTCCGCCGCCCAAACCTGGTCAACTACCAATGTCCGAACAGGACGAACCCATACGTGGAAATGTTCCTGGAAAACCCAGTGCCGCCGAATATGAAAAATTACAGCAACGAATAGCCGCAGCTGGCGGCACCGCTACACCTTCTCCGCCTCCAAACCCACCTAAGCCAGAGCCAGTGCAGGCAACGCCCGCCGAACCTCCCAAGACTGGTTTTGCGGCTGTGGCTGGACCTACTCCACCCCCAGGAGGCAAGGTTCCTTACAGGGTCACCACCAAACCCAAAAATATTCTCACAGGATCCAGAGCCAAGGAATTTGAAACCTGGGCCAATCAGCAGTTAACTAGTAAAATACCAGGAACCAATGTGACCATTGATCTGGCCCAGATAAAAAAATTCCCCAAGATTCGTCAAGAATTGAACACCGCTCTGACCAAGGTCATCCGCAGCAAAAATGATCCTGGTGCAGTCGAACAGTATTTTCTAACAGCCATGCGAGCTATGCAAAATTATTCGCAGAACCTCAAACAGTCTGGAGCCGTTCAAAGAACTGGCCTACCGTCCAACACATTTGCCACCGGTGTGTTAGACAGATACGTGGAACCTGTGGCCGCACAGAAACTAAAAGATCTGGCTCGGAATCCTACCTATGCAGAGATATTGAAAAAAGAATTAGGAATCACATGATGCAAGGCATATTCGAAGGCGGCAATGTGTTCAAAGATGCCGATGGCCGCAGTGTTACACAACGTATCAACCAGACCGATGTTAAAAGTACCTTGGCCTGGCTGGAAGAGCTGGTTCCTGGCCTGGACCTACAAAACAACACTCTTGGCAGTACTGGTATTAAATCCACATCGGGTGATCTAGACATCGCCGTGGATACTGCACAGGTCACCAAAGAACAAATGGTAGCACAGCTGGGTCGCTGGGCACAAAGCCATGGATTCAAGCCCAATGAGTGGGTGCGCAAAAGCGGAACCGCTGTGCATTTCCGAACACCCATCAATGGCAATCCAGAGCAGGGCTTTGTACAGACTGACTTTATGTTCTTGCAAAATGTGCCTTGGTCAAAGTTTGTGTTGGGAGCCATGCCTGCAGAATCAAAATACAAGGGCAAAGAGCGTAACGTGCTGATGAATTCGATAGCCAAGAGCATGGGCTACAAACTAAATCAAATTGCTGGCATAGCCGATCGCGACACCAACGAAATAATCACCGATGATCCTGACGCTGTGGCCAAGATGTTGTTGAACAAAACAGCCACACGCCAAGACTTGGCGTCCGTGGAAACCATCCTACAAGCTCTCAGCACAGATCCTGAACGTGAGGTCAAACTGGCCGATTTCCGTGAACACATGAAACGTGAAGGCCTGCCATTTTTAGAAAGTGCTGACTTGTATCAACCTGTAACAGATGTAAACTTCTTGGCCAAACTGCGTGATCGTATTGTGAACCAAGGCATGACACCCTTGATCGAAAGTACCTTGATGGAAGCCGAAGCAAGAATACCACACATTGAAGATCTAGTGTTTGATCGTGGCACAAAGGGTGTACAAGAAGCCATGCAGATCATGCAAGATGCTGCCACGGATACTCGTAAGACCACCACAGTCAAGTGGGATGGCAAACCGGCCATCGTCTGGGGACGAGATGAATCGGGTCGTTTTGTACTCACAGACAAGAGTGGATTCACGGCTCGTGGCTATGAAGGTCGTGCCACCAGCATACAACAACTGGCTGGTATCATGCAACAGCGTGGTGGCGAACGTGGTGAGCTCATAGGTATCTATGAACGCTTATGGCCCATGCTGGAAGCCGCTACACCTAAAAATTTCCAAGGTTACATCCATGGTGACCTGTTGTACACTCAAACGCCGCCTGAAGTATCTGGCAACTACGAATTCAAACCCAACTTTGTGGAATATCGTATACCTGCTGATTCAAGACTGGGCCAAGAAATAGGCGCCAGTGAAGTTGGTATAGCTATACACACACGATACAAAGATCCAGGAGCGCCAGCGGAGCCCATACGGGACTCAGGACTCAAACAAGTACCGGGACTGTTGTTGATTGAGCCCACATTTAAAGACATCAAAAATGTCACACCCAACAAGAAATTGGTGGATCAATTGCGTGGTGTGGTCACCAAACACGGCCGGGACATCGATGGCCTGTTTAATCCAGCAGAACTGCGTGCCGCACAGATTAGCGACTTGCCGGCGCTGTGCAAACGCTACATCAACAGCAGGATAACCACTGACTATGAAAATCTCCTGCCGGACTTTGGTGCATGGCTACAGAAAAATACCACACCACGCAAATACAACAACATTGTAGAATATCTACAGAGTCCTAGAAGCAACATGAGTGGCATCACTGCCGCATTTACAGCATTCCTGTTGTTGCATGAAATCAAGATGGACATGCTGTCACAGCTGGACCGCCAACAACCCGGACACGAAGGCTGGGTCATTGCCACCAATATACTTGATCCTAAAAATCCAAACAAACCTGTAACTGTCCGTGCCAAGCTGGTCAATCGCTTTGGATTTTCAGCAGGAAATCGTATCCTAAACAACCCAAATCTGGCCACCTAACTCCTGATTTTTTACCAAAATGGTAAATACTTTTAGGTCCTCAGTGACCATATATTAAGGAGAAACAAAATGGCTTTTATTACCCCCGTATCTGGTGGCGCACAACCAGTATTTGCAACCGACGTTCGCGATCCTGTAGCAGCTAATGCTTCCACAGCAGCAACACCTGTAAACTTCCAAGGTCCTAAGTTAGACTTTTACCGTGTAGTTGCCAACACATCTGTTGCCACACAACAAGATGTAAACGAATACGTTTCCAACGTTATTCAAGCAATTCAGCAAACAGCCACAGTAGCAATGTATCAAGTTGATGGTGACACTCTCAGCTTTGGTATTTTCCCAACAGGCGCATTTGGTAACAGCGCGGCCAATCCTCCAACAACAACAAGCACAGCGTTGTTCTTGGCCGCTGCCAACATCACTTATGCAGGTTATCAGTTGGATACTTGCACAAGCGTTGGTTTCAAACTTGCCGCATCTTAATCAAATCTTTTGATTGCACAAAACCCGCCGAGGCGGGTTTTTTGTTGACTTTATTTGATTCAATGTTACAATAGTTAAATACACACATGCAGGTCAGCAAAATCACCGAAGTCACCATATTTGAAAGCCCCGACGGTGGCCGCACTGTGTATGCCCGCAATCCTGGCAGTAAAGATCGCACCTTGCATTGGCAAGATCCCAACTTGCAACGTGAACTCGAAGAATTAGAAAGTCAAAAACGTTGGGTAGACATATTCCAGGCACGACGTAACAATGCCGAGCTAGATCGCCTGTGTGAACAGGCAGAAATACTCTACGAGCTGAGTCGACGAGAATCATGAAATACGCTTGCCAAACCTTGTTTGATATCACAGCCACTGGTGTGACCGGACATTTTCGACCCATGAGGTTGCCATTCCTGGACCATGCAGATCAAAAAATTGTAGATCAGTTTACCTGGAATCGCAGTCGCAACCAACAACGCAACTGGGAAACACTTACACAAATTATAGGTCTACGCACACAGATATTTGATTTACAGATGCCCATAAAAGATCGATCCGGCACAGTGTGGATGTTTGAATTTGAAACCGAACTGGGTGGTGTTTTTGGATCCAATGAAGATCCCACACAGATCTTGCGTGCTGATGCAGAAGGGGTACCCATGTTATTGGATTTAGACAACAGACCCGACCTGGGTCCGGTGATATGTACCAGTGGAGCCAATCAAAATATTTGGTTTGCTCAAGTTGCATAAATATTAGATCATGAGCGAAGCCACTGACATCGAAAAGAAAAGCCTAGAAGCACACGTGGAACTGTGTGCCGAACGTTACAATCAGCTGGAACAGCGATTTGAACACGTGGATGGCAAGATCAACCACCTAGAGACCCTGTTGCGAGAAGTGCATGACATGGTTCAAAGGATGAGCGAAAAGCGCACAGATCAACTCATAGGTTGGGGCATTGGAATTATTGGTGCCTTGGGCGCCGGGATCATATATCTAATCACACACTACGTTCTTAAATGAAAATGTCTGGCAACGAAGTAGTACGTTTGCTCAAAACAGAATTTCCTGATATTTTGCCCAATGCCATTTGGCAAAACATCGACGGCACTTACACTGTGTTTGGAAAATACACGATCATACCAGAAAATCCGGGCTACAGGGTGTGGTGCTCGGCATCCGACATAGGCATTTTTGGAACCTCACGCACGGCTTTGAGTTGGTGCATAGCAGACAAATTCCAGGCCTATAATACAGCTCGCGAACTCAAAGAAACCGATCAAAAACTTTACAATCTAAACAATGACATAAACACCCGTGCAACCTTGGCCGATCGTAGCCGACACTGGGAATTTAGAGATGCAGTTGGTGCCAAGCTAGAAGCCAAGATTATCTTGAAAAAACAGTTAGAAAATCAACTAGCCAAATGTGTCAACTGGGCTAAATATTGTCAACAACGAGGATTTTACAATGAAGCTCAACGAATTGGCCGTGTCCAGCCCAACAAAACAAGCCGCTAAGGTATTTGAAAGCTATTTTGGCAACAAAATCAGCTTTGATAATCTAAACAGGAATCAAGCCCTTGCCATGCTCAAGCGTGTGCGTGCCACTATTTCTGAACATCGTCGCACCACAGAATTCCATAACAGTGAAAAAAATCCTGCGTATCTAAAATTAATGGTCATGGAACAGGCGTTGTCTGCACGAGTAGCCGAAGAACAAGTTAGCATGAGCACAGCCAATACCGCAGCCGGAACAGGCAGCATGGTAAATCCACTGGGTGCGCCCACAGCAGATCCTAAAAAAATGGCAGCGGCCATGACCTTGCAACGTCAGCAGAAAGAACGCGAGTTGAATGCAGCCATACAGGCTAAGCAAAAAGAACTGGCTGATCTAAACAAACAAAAAGGCATGTTAGAAACACGTCGAAGCTTGAAACATCGTCTCCAAGAAGCGTCAGAAGTTCAACAAGCTCAAGTTGTGCTGGCCAGCCAAGACATGGTTGACCAAGTGCAAAAAATGAGCGAACAAATTTCAGCTATGCAGTTCAAAGACTTGCCGGCCTTGGTAGATCAGATCAAAAACGAAGTTGGCACAGATCAAGCCATGCAGTTCAATACCGATGCCACAGCGGCTCTAGCAGGCCTCCTGCAAAATCTACAAGGCGCCAAGACACAGTTGGAAGCTGCCTTGGGTGTGGTTACAGGTCAAGCTCCTACAGTTCCGGGCGCCGATATGGGTGCTGGGTTAGGTGGCGAAATGCCTCCCGAATTGCCAGCACCTGGAGAAGAAGAAATTGATGTCACTGACGTTGACATTGAGGAACCTGAAAACGAACCAGTTGCATCTTCGCTGGGCCGCGGTCGCAGATAATGTTAATCCGTGAGTTTGCTCTTGACAACACAGTAAAGAGCGATGAAAAGCTCTTGGCCTTGGTCACATTTCTCAAGGATCGCGCCCAGGATGAAAATGCTTCCGCACAGATCAGTCAAGATGCTTTTATCGAAACAGCCAAGAGTTTAGGAATTAATGTCACGCCAGACAACCTAAGCGACATGATCTCTAAAGAACCTCTCAAAAATGTTTTGGAACCTTTAGAGCCCAATTCAGGGGTGGTCAGATTCAAAGGCAACACCGAAGCCGAAACAGGCATGAGTGTGGATCAAGCTCGTGCAGTTGTGGATGCCAATGCCAAGGCAGCTTTAAAACGGCGCATGTAGACTTTCCAAAACTGTTGTAAATACTTAAACAAAGTGTTATACTAGTGCAAGGAGCATGAAATGGCCTATTCAGAAAAA